CCCGCTTTTCAGAAGGTTGTCACGTTTAAGTAAACGTCAATAGCTTAACCCAACTACTGGGTTTTCGTCAGTAAAAGATACCTGACGATAGAGTGTAGATTGATATCTTTGAATAACCACGACTTCCTCTGACAACGTCAGGATCGGTCGGACTGAGTTCACCACTTCGTACGTAAACACTGTACGAAGGAAGAGCAAAGTCGCCAGCTAAGGGGCGTTTATAATAAACGGACTTTAGTGAATAGGTATCAAAGAACCCCCCAGCGTAACCATTTCGGATAGTATTACGATTCGTACGGAGATGGTAAGAGCCAAGTAAATGGCCATCACCATAACCGTCAGGACCAAAAATTAATTCGGATTGGTTACAACAGGACCGAACAACGCTGGCCAGGCACATCTCCATGTGTCTAATAAACCAGTTATGAGCGGTATAAAGGTTACGATCACTTACTCGAGTCTTGAAGTAAAATGGTCGAATATCAATTCCGTGCAAAAAGTCAGCTCCGCACGATTCCCTAAAAGGACCGGAATTATATGATTTTTCTGAATTAACAGTGAAACCACAAAATCTGAGAACCTCATTAAGGAGATCAAAGCCATCGGAGGGGATAATTAAATCATCTCCGAAGACGCTGACGTTCTGCATAGATAAACCGAGATGCTGACATACACCAGAAACGAGACCATAAAATAACATGGACTCGAGTTCAAATGTATAACCATTGCCCATACTACTAAATTTCTTTAGATAGTAGGAGCCTGATGTAGGTGCGCCGTCAATATTAAGTTCTGTTTTGACGGTAGAACAACATCAGAGGTGCGAAGTGAGTTCAGAACATTGAACCACTCATCAGGGAGCATCTCGCGAACAAACTCGGTAGCAATACAATCACTAGCCATAGTTAAGTCGACGGTAGCTAAGCTACCATCGATAGAACCTTGGCAGGCGAGAGATTGATTTCGGGTTTGGTCACGAAGGTTTATATTAAAACGTAATAAACGATCGCGGATGAATGAACCATACCCTTTCTGAAAAAATCCATTAAGGGTAGGCTCAACACATATCGATCGATCGGTTTTTGCGTTTTTCGGAACAAAAATAAGCTTACCAGGGACGACAGACACATCACAGATATAGGAATCGTCAGATTCCTCTACTGCATGTATGGCCGTCCACATGGGGACTTCGCTTAAGAAGTCAGCAACTGTTGGGCTTAAATTTGAACTACACTCTAAAAGAGCGCTCAGCTTTGCCCTCGGGCAAGCGAGATCGCCTTTTACGTTGGTATTAGCACCAGGCCCGAAAGAGAAATTTAAATCTTCTAACAAAGGGACGGGACCAAGAATATCGCGAATTTTTCGAGTCGCGTAGTGAAGTACTACGTGCACGTCGGACCCCATTATAGAAGGGTCAGAACGATATAATTGGAAACGTCGATTTGTTTGGAGACACATCTCCTCGGAAAGACAGAATCTATCAGCTGCAACTTGAGACTTATCAAAGCCAAGATTTAAAAAATCAAGTTTTTGAAAAAGGGCAAGTATCTGACGTGCGTACATAATGTCCGAAACGTCAGAAGAGCTGTAATCTATCTCGTACTTAGCAAGACCTAGATAATCCCCTTTATCAACTAGCAATTGAATGCTCTTTGTAAGAGGACCACCTAATTCTGCACAAGTACGACTGATGAGTCCCAATATTTCTAGAGACTCTGGAACGTTGCGTTGTTGAATCCACATATTTTATCCTTATGATAGAATCAGACCAAAAATAGGGTCTGGTGGCAAACGACTAGAAAAATTCTAGTTTGGTTTGATAACGCGAACGATAGCTTGGGTGATTGGCAAGGTACTGTTAACAAACGCATTTCCAGCTGCTGTATTAGACAGTATGCCGGTAGCAGTTGTTGAACTAGCGCCTTGTAAAACACCGAGGGCCATCTTCAGTGCGTTCGCACGGTCTTGGGTCGTACTACGACGATCACTAAACATTGTAAAAATGCAAGTGGTCACGTAGGCGACTTTAGGCGGTGCAACGTAACCGGCTGATGTGCCCGAAGCTCCCAGGGTCTCCAGTACGGGGACTTCCAACTTAGCTGTTGTTTTATAACCACCGCCCTTGATGGGATCACAGCTAAACGTAAGTTTAACTTGACCATCAACAGGAACGGCCGCGGTACTAGCACGCCAGATAGGATTAGGCGTATCGGTAACGGGGTAGAGTGTAAACTCTACAGGTGTAGTAACAGTATCGTCTTTGACAAGAATATTGTCCATTGCTGCCATGATAAGGCTCCTTGCGTGTTTCATGTCCGGAGAAATTCCGGTTTTATGAGGGACACAGTGGGTTAATAAAACATTAGCGAACTTGCTGATGAATCAAAGCCAATGCGTTCCAAAGATGTCCAGCACTTAAAGCCTTTGGTAAGGGTTTAAATGTAGGCAAAGGAACGGAAAGACTGCTTGGTATAGACCTATTAATAACCACACGGTTGTGTGAATAGCTCGCCCCATTCATGGGGGTCGCAGTTCCACTGCCTGTTACAATATATGATAACTTGGAAGTTACCACAAATTTGTTAACAGTCCTTGGAATAGCGTTTAGAGCATCAAAATAGGTACCAATGGGGACGAACCAATCAGCAACAAAGCTGAAAGGAACAACCTCCCAAGCTATGGAAAGAGGGTCGAGTAAACCTAAACTTCGAGCAACATCCAACTGTTCAGTCGTAGTACAGACAACGCGAGTAGTCAAAGACTTATTCACGCGGGCTGTAGCATTGATTGCACCAGAAGGTGTAGCATTGTCACTATAATTAATAGTGACTTCCTGGCGACCGGCAGAAACAATTGCCGAAAATCGATGGGAACGAGGTTTATCCGTGATTGCAGTATATGCATTCATAGACTCGTGGATGTCACTTAAAAGTGGCTTCCATCCATACTGAATCTCTAACCATAAACTGGAGACATCTTTTGTCTCAAGTGGTTTGGAAAGAGGTTTCCTATGCCGATGTTCAGGCTTAGGTACAGCACCGAGCTGACGTAAGGCAAGGTCAACACGACCTTTCCTTAATGCTAAAAGCGCCAACCCGAATCGTCTGGCAGTACCGACACATAGATCCATTGTCTCTCGACCTTCCGCGATAGCGACACCCATTTGGAATGAGTGACCGCGAATTGCAGCGCCGAGTTTGGCAATGAGAGCTACCTGATCGTTACTAGACCAACTGAGTGCCGGGACACCATAAGAAGCACTATCAAAAATGCCTGGATCAGACTGCATCCAGCCACTAATGTTAGTACCTTTCTGAGTTGTGTCACGGACATGAGTCGCTGTGTAGGCATGATCTGTATTTTTAGTACGGATATGTTTATTACGAACGACGGTGATATAATCACCAGTCCAGATAGGTGGGATCCATGTTTTCTTGGTCCGAATCACCTTTCCAAACTTCATGTATGGTGTGCAGGGAATTTTCTCGAAATGGCCTTTGCGGATAATCCGAAGTTTATAGATTACCTTAGCAACCGGGACAATTTTTGTAAATCCATCTGCACCAGAACTAGTACGGCTTCGATAGAAGCCTTTATTAGTTCCTCCAACAGTCCAGGAAACGACAGTCATGTTACACCTCTAGCAAGTAGAGGAGTTGAACCGTAAGGTTCAACGAACTGCCAAGGGCAAGGTACACGCAATTTCTGTGTATCATGACAAGGCAGGCAATGACCATCTCTGAAAAGAGATGGCGATGGTGAAAACCCATCAACTTTCCGCTTAGGAACTTCAGGAACCGAAGATATTGCTTCTGCAGAAACCTCACTAATAATCGTCTCTAGTACTGAGTCTACAACTGCCGTAGGAACGGCAGGGAATAGCACAGAAACAGAAACAGCAATTAAAAGTGCGGCTGCAGAAAGTATTTTACGGTTCATGATAGCTCC